TAACGAGGTACACAATACATGGCAGAAGTTTACGGAGCAACTGGCATCCCTTCGGACAGCATCGAGGTCCGCAGTGGTGGTACTGTCCCCGTCAGCGCCGCGTTCGAGACGACGCTTGGCCTGGTGGGCGGCTACGACACCGCTAACGGCTCGGCTACCGAGGGAGAAGTCACAACTGTCGAATCGACCGCTGACGCCGACACGGCGTTCGGTGCCGACTCGGAACTCGCGGAGCAGTCCGCGCTCGCGTTCCAGAACGGCGCTGGCACCATCTACGCCGTTGCAGTCAGCGAAACCACGGTCACTGGAGAGGCCGCGGGTGGACAGAGTGGGACGCTATCGAACGTCCCTGTGTTCGACCCGAACATCCACGACGAGGAGAGCATCAGTGCGACGGACACGGGCGGAACGAACCCGACCGTGACCATCGTTTATGACTCTCCCCCGAGCACACCGACTGACGCGGACACGGTGAACGTGAATCCCGTCACTGGTGAGTTCGAGTTCGACGCCGCTGCGGCTGGCAGTTACGAGTTCGACTACGCCTACGGTGACTACGGAGGCGCTATCACCGAGGTCGTCAAGGAGGTGCCGCGCATCGTCACGGTTCTCACGGAGAACACGAGCGTGGCGAACGACCTTCTGACGGAACTCAACACCTACGGCACGGACTTCGACTTCATGCACGGTGTCGTCGGGGCGCTCCCCGAAGTCGATGCCTCGACGTACACCGACCCCTTCGATGACCGTCGGTTGTCGGTCGTCGCCCCGTCCCGTGGTTACACGGACGCGGCGGAGACGAACGAACAGCGGACGCTCGGCGCTGTCGGTGGGAAGCAGGCTGGCAAGGCCCTCGGTGATTCGACCACTTACGAGGGACTCGACGGCTTCGCGTCGCTTCGCACGGCCTACACGAACAGCCAGTTGGCTGACCTCGTGGACGCCCAGGTCCTTCCGCTCAAGCAGGGCGGTGGCATCAAAATCATCAAGGACATGACGACTTCGACGGACGCGAAGTTCGAGCGCATCTACGCCTCCGAAATCATTGACGAGGCGACGGAAATCTCTCACCAGATTTCCCAGTACTTCGTTGGCGACCGAAACACCGACGACAACCGCCTGGCCCTGCGGGAGTCTCACACGTCGTCCTATGCAGAGATGCAGAACGACGACCTTCTGGAGGCGTACAACGTCGCCGTGTCGAAGGGTGCCAACGACTTCGAGGTCACTGTGGACATCGGCCTCGACGTTATCGGCATCATGGACCTCATCGACGTTACCATCACCGTAGGTGACGTTGTGAAGAACGAGGGGGCCGCCTAACGGAGGTAATCAGATATGACTTGGAACCCTACTAACACTGACGACGTGACGCTCATCGTGAGCCAGGTTATCCGCTACGAAGAGGGTACGCGCGCTGGCGCCGTCGAAATGGCCAACACGAACGCCATCGTGGTGGACGACTTCTCCATCGACACGGAGGAGGACATGGAAGCCCTCTCTGGCATCGGGAACGCGGAGGCTCTCGGTATCTCGCGTGGAGACATCGAGCACTCCTTCTCGTTCACCGTGCAGGGTGAGGACGCTGACCTGTTCAACAGCCTCACCTCTAACGAGGATGGCCGTGCCGTCGAACTCGAAATCATCCTTCGTGCCGAGGACTACAAGGACAAGTTGACGGGTGCCTACGCGGGCACCCGCTCCGTGTCTGGCTCCTCGGGTGACGCGATGGAGTACGAGGTCGAGGGCATCGGCACTGGCCGAGACCCTGGAACCGTATAGCGGTTCCTTAGCGGCCAGAATTTCGATTAGGGCCTTTTTCTTTCGTATTTAAAACCTCATAGCGGTGCGCCCCGTATCCCACTGTAACTACGGTTCACGTGAGGAGTCCCAAGCATGAGTGACCTATTCGAGGCCCGACGCAAGACGGAGGACGCCGCCAACTGGCGTGGTAGTATCAACGTCTCTATCGACGGAGACGGCACCGAGAACCTGACAGTCCGACAACTCTACGACCCTGAGTTTTGGGAGGTCATGTCACAAATCGACACCGATGAACTGGAGGAACTCCAGGCCGACCTCCCCGAGGACAAGATGGAGCGATTCCGCGAACTCCAGAACGCAGAGAATCTGGACGAGGACGAGGAGGGCGAACTCGCCGCACTACAGGGCGAGGTCGAGGAGGAGGACATCAACATCTTCGAGGTCCTCTCCTTCGACACCTACCAGGGCATCAAGACCGCCGCGAAGTACGGCGTCGTACCTGACGAGGCCGACATCCAGAAGGCGCTGACGGAGCACACGGCGGAGATTCAGGAGCAGTACGGTGGCACGAGCCACGAGGATGCCGAGCAGTTCGTCAACGACCACGTGGTTCACCCGATGATTGAGGAGTCCACGAACCTGGCCTCCTTCGCCATCGGTGTGAAGGCGCTCGGTGAGACGCTCGGTGACTCGGGAAACTAAGAGAACTCGCTGAATCGAGACACGGCCAGGAGATTTACACACTCCACGACAATGGCCGAAAACTATTCACGTCACCGCACGACTGCACGCCGATTCAGCGATTCATCTACGTGATGGCGAAAGACTACCACACCGACGACCCGAACGAAGGTTCGGCGCGTCCGAGCGGCATGGACAAAGCAAGCCGCTTTAACAACGCAACCTCGAAGTTCCAGTAGCGTCCGCGGCTATTTTCCCTCCCTACTATAGTATAGGGACCGCACGTACTTAACACCTTCGAGTCGCATCACCCGCACCCCACTCTAACTACGGTCTACACAGAATGGCGGCCATCGAGAATCTCGAAATTATCGTAGATGTCGATATTGGCTCTGCGCTCGCCGCCCTTGAGGACCTACAGGACGAACTCCGCGACCTCGCTGAGTCCATCGAGGCGGTCGATGCCGTCGGCACAGAGGGCATCAATATCCGCACGAATCTGGACGATGCGGACGCGGAACTGGCCGCGCTACAGGCCAAACTGCAAGCCTTCGAGGCCGCGAACGAACTCAATATCGACACGGACTTCGACAGGGGTAGGTACACCATCCCAAACTTCCAGCAGGGAGGGACGATGGCTGACAACATCGGGGACCTGTTCGGTTTCATGGACTTCCCAGGCGGTGGAGATGGAGGGCGTGGTGGGCTGTTCAAGTCGCTACGCCGTCGGGCTGGTGAACTGACTGACACGTTCGATGAGTTCGACCTGCGGATGTCGGACATGCACAACATGGTGGCGCGACTCGTGCCGCTTCTGTTGGTGTTCATTGGCGTTCTTCCCGCCGCTATCACGGCAATGGTTGGCCTGGCCGCCGCCGCTGTCTCCGCCGCGGCGTCACTTGCCGCCATCGCAGGACTCGGCGCTCTCGGGGTCGGACTCGTGGGCGGTGAGTTCGACATGCAGAGGCTCACGGACGTGTGGAAGGACGTTCAGAGTTCGTTCATCGACGCCTTCGCGCCGCTGGCCGAGCGGCTTGAGCCGCTGTTCATGGACGCCATCGACGGCCTCGGTCGGTTCTTCCAGGCCATCGCGGACCAGGGTGACGCCCTCGTCGCTCTGACGGACGAGGCACGGGCGTTCGGCGGTTTCTTGATGGACTTCGTGCCTGGGGCCTTGCGAACACTCGCGGGGCTTGTGGAGGCACTCAGCCCGCTTTTCGCCGCCTTCGGTAACTGGCTCGACCAGAACTTCAATAACACCGTCCGCGACCTCGCTTCGCTGACGGCACAGGCCGCGCCCTCCATCGCCCAACTCATCATCAAGTTGGGGCAGGCGGTGCCGTGGCTTGTGGAAATGTCCATCGGGTTCACGATGGTCGCCAACGTCATCGTTGACGTTCTCGGCCTTCTGAACCTCCTCCTGAACGTCCTCGGCATCAACGCACGAGCGTTCGGACTCGTCACGGCCTCGGTCCTCGCGCTGTCGTCGGCCATCGCGCTGACCAACATGTTCATGTCGTCGTTCATCAGCACGGCGCTCATCGGCGCTATCACGTCGATGTATCGCTTCGCTATCGCTACGGCGACGGCGAGTTCGACCATGACAGTGTTCGGTTCCACGACCATCGCCAGCGCCATCGGGGCGCTCGTGAGTTTCGTGGCGTCGCTCATCACGAGCGGTGCCGCGCTTCTCGGGTTCAGCGTCTCCGCGTACACGGCTACTGCCGCCGCGGCGGCGTTCCTGACGGTCGTGACCCTTGGGGCTGGAGCCGCCATCATCGGCCTCGCGCTGTCCGCTTCGACCGCTTTCCTCGGTCTGGCGGGGAACATCGACTCCGCCACGCAGTCGCTCAAGGACTTCGACCGCGTATCGGGTCAGACCGATGGGTTCAATCCCTATGGCGCTGGAACGAAGGGCGCTGGTGCGGCGGACGTGGGCGGTACGAGTGGGCGGTCTGGCCAGGCTGGTTCGACCGTCATCAACATCGAATCGAGCGGCGACCCCGACGAGGACCGTAGCAACGCTCGCTACGCTGGCTGGCGTCGTGGTCGCACGACTGGAGGGAGCAACTAATGGCAAATATTCGAGTTATCAACGAGGCTGGTGAACTGGAGGTACAGGAGGTCGTCTCGCGGGAGGCTACTGTCTCTCCGTCCGACCGCCCTGACTTCACGCCCGCGGTCACACAGCGCGTGGAGTACGACCACTCGGGTCAGCAGTCCTCGATTACGACGACGTGCGGGGAGACGGAGAATCGGCGTGAGAGCGACGAGAAACCCGACATGACTATCGATGGCATCCTCACAGAGGACCAACTCGAACCTATCAAGCAACTAAAAGAGGGTGAGGAAATCACGCTCGTCTCCGACATCCACCAGGGCACTGTGTTCGTCAAGCGCGTGACCATCGAGCAGACGCCCGACCTCATCCACTACATCGAAAACGGCGAGGAGCAACTCGCGTTCGGCTTCCAACTGCAACTCAAGCAACCCGAATAATCATGGCTGTTGATGACTCTTTCGAGGGATTCGACGCACCCGAACTCCCCTCGCCCGACCTGGATTTCTCCGTGAAGGAGCGAGCAGTGACAAACCCCGACGTGGTAGTGGACATCAAGCAGGGCGAGGACTGGGTTCGGCTCCCCGTGACCCGCACGGAACTGTTCATCAACAAGGACGGTCCCGCGCACATCACCCGCACGGCTAAGGTCGAGTTCCCTGCCGAGTGGGGCGGACACGCCATCAGCCAGTACGTCAACGGGTTCCAGGCACAGAATCAATCGGAGACGGGCGACCCCTACGACGAGTGTCGCATCTTCTTCCGCGACCAGTACGACGAGCAGTGGCAAATCGTTCAATACGGCTACGTGGGCGGTGTCGGCCCCGTCAACGACGGTGCCAGAAACGGCACGTTCAAGTTCTGGTGTTACGACCCCGCAGACCTGATGAAGGGGATTCAGGTCAGCAAGTCGTTCGGTGAGCCGACCATCGCACAGGTGATGGACTTCGCGCTGAACGGCACGGACGAGAACGGGCGCGCGGTCGGCATCAACCAGCGTTCAGTGTTCGAGAACGTCCAGCCCTACCTTGCGGGCGTCGCAGAGGTCGAGCGTCAGAAGGCTGACACCCGCGACCTGGGTGGTGAAATCATCGAGGGCGGTGACATCGGGTTCGGCGTCGGGCCGTTCCAGATTAACCTCACGGACCTCGTGGATGACATCTTCTCGTACCTCGTCGGTACGGAAGTAACTGACGGTATCCTCGGTGGTCAAAAGCGGTTCCAACTGAACCGACACAACATGGTGGACCTCATGGACTGGTTCGCCGCAGAGGTCGGTGGCAAGTGGCACTTCGAGCCGACGCCCGACGGCCCCATCATGTTCTTCGACAACACCTCGTCTCGCGGCATCGAAGCACCCGACGGCGACATCGCACGGCGTGTGTTCGTTGAGGAGGAAATCATCAACGAGGCAGACATCGACCCCTCCGAGGCCAGTGAGGGCGTGGGGCCGAGTGGCTTCACAGACAAGGACGTGTTCGCGCCCGTCGATACGCTGAACAACGACGCGCTCGCGGACATCAAGCCGTTCAACACGCTCTACCTCTACGGTGAGGCGACGACGTACCGAGAGCGATATAACCAGCGATACGGTAGTGCGGGTGCCGCTGGTGCGTACACGGAGGAGTATCCCTACGTGAAACTCGTCTACGAGCCGCTCCTCGACCGTGCGGGGGGTTACGAGTATTCCGCTCCGCCAGTAGAGTCGGACAAAATCTACCTCGACCAGGCGCAGAAGCAAGCAATCGAGGAGTTCCGCAAACACCTGGCTGAGGAGAGCGAGGGTGAAATCAACCTCAAGGGTGAGCCGCACATACTCCCATACGACTATCTACGGACGGTTCCCATCTGTAACGACACGTACCCGAACGCGAACACCAACCCTATCACCTACGAGGTGAACGCGGTGAAGCACGTCCGCGAGGCTGGCGACCGCTACAAGACTGACGTGCGCTGTAGTATCGTGTTCGCGGAGGAGGACCTGACGGTCGCTGAATCCCGCTACCAGGAGGCCTAATATATGGCACAAAACAATCCATCGAACCCCTACACTCGTGACCCCGCTCACACGGCGAAGGACGTGCCGCTTCCCGTACAGAAGGCGAAGGTCATGGCCGCGGGCGACCACCCCGAGGACGACGCCTTCCACACGGTCAAAATCCGTATCTACGGCGATAATGCGCCCTACATTGCACCCGTTCTCACACCCGTCCCTGGCTCGGTTTGGATTCCCGAGGAGGGCACGGACGTAGCCGTCATCTTCGGGGATAGCAACAAGCCCTGGGTCATCGGCTCGTGGTACGCCCTCGACCGTGTTGAGGACGGCGAGGTGGACCTTCCAGACTACGAGGAGGGCGACATCCGCTTCGGCAACAGCACTGGCTCGCACGTCACGGTAGATTCGGAAGGCGGTGTCACCATCGGCACCGCTGAAGGGGATTTCGTCGTTGACGGTGACAAGATTAAGAAAAATAAATACAGCGACGAAGATGCCCAGGACGCCGTTGGGAACATTCTCTCCAGCGACTTCACCTACGACGACGTAAACGACTTCATTGACCTGTCGTTCGACCCTGCGACGCAGACCGAGTTGGATAATCACTCGGCGGATGTGGACGCACACCACGCTCGTTACTCTGACGAGGAGGTTGAAGACGTTGTGGCTGGCCTAATCGCTGGTGGAGTGAACGTTACCGCCACGTATGATGATGTTGGTGGGACGCTCACCATCGACACGAGCGCATTGAACGAGGAGAAGGTCGAGGATGCCGTCTCTGCGCTCCTCACTGGTGGCACAGGCGTCTCGTTGTCCTACGATGATGTGAACGACACACTGACTATCAATGGTTTCAGCGGCGACCACGCTGACCTTGCGAACATTCAAAGTGACCAGCACCACGTTAAAACACAGCCATCTGACATCGACTCTACGAACTGGAACGACTACGAGATTCAGAAGAACGGAACTGACGGAACTGGAATCATCAACTTCAAGACATAATGGCACTCACTATTGGCGGGGGCCTCATCAGTGAGGCCACAATCGACGGAACGAGGGCGAAAGAGGTGACGATAGACGGAGATTTCGCCTTCGGTCAAATTGGTGAGACTGGCACCACGTCGCTTAGTACCACGATTGATGGAGGTGAAGTGGATACTATTTCCTTTAGCAAGTCCTATGACAATCCTGTTGTATTCGTCTACATCTCAACTCGCGGTGGTGGACAGTCCCTTGATGCCCGCGCTCGAAACGTGACCTCGACAGATTGCGAAATATTTATGGAGGAGCCAGACGAACAGGGACACAATACCGAAACTGTCCCCTACCTCGTGATGGAGGAAGGCGTGTGGACCTTTCCCAATGGAACGGCAATTGAAGTTGGTTCTATCAGTACCAGTTCTGTCTCATCTACTGGGGTAAATGGTGACACAGTAACGTACTCTGCATCGTTCTCCTCTACTCCAGCGATTATCCACTCTCTGAATACCTATAATAACTCAGACTTTATGTCTACTGGGTGTACGAACGTCGATTCGGCGGACTTTACGCTTTACCAGGAGGCCGCCGAAACTGGTACGTCCTCCGCGACTGAAACAGTTGCGTGGATGGCTATTCCACCATCGAGCGGTACTAATAACGGGTATGCATATGAGGCCAATTTCGGTAACGGTGGGTCAAACGACGGTGTTGGCAATACTCCTCACACCATTTCGTTCACCCAGTCATTTGGTTCGACCCCCGACATCATTACCAAGATGAATACCCGAAACGGCGGTGACGGCGGATGGGCGCGGTCGAGCGGAACACAATGGAACACGAACGGCCACGAAACCTACGCGGAGGAGGACCAGGTGAACGATACTGAGCGCGGCCACGTAGACGAGACGTTTGGGTGGTTCGCAATCGAATCAAACGCAGTTATCTACGGACACAGTTAATCATGGTAGAATACCCCACAGACCTCGACCTCGACAGCAGTAAGGACATCCACCTTAGCGGCGCGAACGACCTCGCGCTCGTGAGTGGTGAGGACCAACTCAAGCAGTCCGTCGCCATCGACGCGATGGACGAGATAGAGGCGTTCATCGGTGGGCGCGTCACAGGAAAGAATGTCGGTCTACTGGAGGAGCGCCTTCGACAGGCGTTCAACGATGACCCGCAGTTAGATGAGGTGGTCAGCGTCAACGTCGTGGAGTACGACCGCCGCACGAACGAACTCATCATCGAAGCCACGACAATCAAAAACGAGGATTTCACCCTCGAAGGAGTAACCGTATAACATGCCCGTTCAAGACGGATTCTACGAGCAGTTGACGACAGACGAGATTCGGTCTGCACTCGAAGGCGAGTTGCAGGTCGAGTTCGGCCAGAACATCGACCTCACGGAGTCGTCCGTGTTCACGACCCTGGCCAGCGTCCTCGCAACTGTTCTACACGACAATCAGGAGCAGAGCCTACAGGATGTCTACGAGAGCGCGTTCCTCGACACAGCGACTGGAGACGCGCTTGACGACGTGGTTGCCATTATCGGCATCCAGCGCCGTGAAGCCATCCACGCAACGGGTGTGGAGCGGTTCTCCGCCACGGGTCCCGTCACGCAGGACTACCCGATTCAGAGCGGGACGACTATTCAGACTGGTGGCGAGTTCCCCATCGAGTTCGAGACGAGCGAGCCGACGGCGCTCGAACTCATCGACTCGTTCGAGGACGGTTCGCTGTCCGAATACTCGGGGAACACGGCAAACGCGAGCATCGTCACGGACGCGAACGCTCCGCAGGGCGATAACGTCCTCGAACTCGACGCGACCGACGGCGCGCACATCTACAACGACGGCATCGACATCAGCACTGGCACGACGTTCCACGCCTGGCTGAACCCGACGACTGGCACTGCCCCCGCCGTCACGTTTGCCATCCAGCCCACGGGGCCTGACACCTACTACCAGGTCGTCGTGGACGAGGCCACGGACGAGGTACGCATCGAGTACGTCCTCAACGATACCGTCGATACGGTCATCGACACACTCTCTACGGCTGGTATCACCGCTGGCGACTACCACGAGGTCGAAATCGACTGGAACGTCACTGGTAACATCAGCATCGAACTGTTCGACTCCAGTGACTCCTCGCTCGGCACGGCTGGTGGCGTCGATACCACGCTCCTGAGCGGCCACACTGGCTTCAAGAGCGAGGACGCGACTGGCACGAAGCGCATCGACTGGTACACGACCAGCGAGGTCAGCGCCAACATCCGTGCGCTCGTCGGCGGTGTGGACGGCAACGTCGGCGCGGAGTCCATCACGCGGCTCCCGAGTCCCCCGAGCGGTGTCGATACCGTCACGAACCTGTACCCGACGGGAACTACTGACTACTCTGACACGACTGGTGAGGAGTTCAGTGTCGGGACGAACGAGGAAACTGACTCACAACTCCGTAATCGAGCACAGGATGCCGTTACTGGCGGCGGGTCCGCGACCCACGACGCTATCGTGGACCGCCTCGTCAACGAGACGCCTGGTGTCACGTCCGTCACGGTCTACGAGAACAAGACCAACACCGACTTCACGGGCAGTGGCGGCCTTCCAGAATATTCGTTCGAGGCAGTCGTGTTCGGCGGCGAGGACGGCGATGTGGCTGAGGCCATCTTCGATGAGAAGGCAGTCACGTCCCGCGATTACGGTGGTGCGAACGGTACGGCTGTGACCGTCACCGTCACCGCAAACTCGAATGGACAGGAGCGCGACATCTCCTTTAGCCGACCCGCGAAGGTGGGCGTGGACCTCACGCTCGACCTCGTGGTGGACGACGCCTACATCGGGGACGACGCACTTCGCGACGAAATCGTCTCCTACATCGGCGGCGTCCTCTCCGAAGGGACGGAAGTCGTCGGCCTCGGCGTCGGTGACGACGTTCTCATCGACCAGATTCGGGACGTGGTGGTCGGCGGCGGCACTGGAGTCGTCGGATTCGACAGTTCGGTGGACGGCACCCCCATCAGCACGACGCCGAGCATCACGACCGTGGACGGCCTCGAAGTAGTGGACATCGGAGAGAACGAGGTTGCACAGTCCGACGCGAGCGACGCATCCATCACGCTTAACACGAGGGAACTGTAAATGACTGATGGCAACATCACTGACGACAGGAACATCGCTGAGGCCGATAGCGAGTGGGATAGCGGCATCGCGTTCTCGCCTGGTAACAACACCTACGCCCTCATGCGGGCGCTCCTCACGGAGGCCGACCGCATCGACAGCGACCTGGAGGACATCTACGACCAGCATCACGTCAACACGGCTACTGGTGACGACCTCGAAAAAATCGGGGACCTCGTAAACGTCCGCCGACAGACAGGAGAGAGCGACAACCGCTATCGTTCCCGCATCAAGGGGAAGTTCCGCGCGGCAACGACGGACACCACCTTCGACCAGTTCGTGGAGTTCACGGCTTCAGTTCTGAGCACGGAAATCAGCAACGTCGAGTTCCTCACGAGTTACGGCGCGAGGCCCGCGACCGTGGGCGTGGCGACCGACTCCTCCGTCTACGACTCGCTTAGCCTCTCTGCAAGCAATCTTGCGGACTTATTGGACGACGGTGTTCCCGCAGGACACCGAGTTCGTGTCCTCGAACGCGGGACATTCCGACTCAAGCAGGATGGAGACACCGACGACCCCGACCAAGGCCTCACGGGCGACAGAATCAGCACAGGCGGCACACTCGCCGCGGACCTGATATAGGGGTTTCACCGATGACCACTCTAACTACGCACTACACAGAGACGCATGGCAGACCTATTTAACAACTTCCCGTCGTGGGGCGAAACTGGCTCGTATCCCGCCAGTGGCTTCTTCTACGAGGGCGGCGACCAGGTGAACGAGAAGCACATGGACGCCCTCTGGAACGGGGTCAAGACCCACATCGACAACCTCAACACGGGTATCCGCGACCGCATCCGCGACATTAGCGGTGACGTGGTTCTCGACCAGGGACTCGTCGCCTCCACGGGGAGCGGTACACGAGAGGTCGATGTTACGGCCTCGTCCGACGGTGCATACGTTGACGGACAGAAAACGGGTAGCACCGCTGCCACGACGCTAACCCACACTGCGAATGGTGGTGCGAGCACTCGTACCGACGTTGTGTGGGTCAATACGAACGGCACGGTCGGCAAGACCGAGGGCACGACGACCCCCGCAAGCGACCGTATGAAGATTGCAGAGGTGGACGTGGCGACCGACGACACGATTAGTGACGTTCGGAACTACGCCCGTGACCACCGATTCCTCATCGCTACCGAGGAACAGCCCGAGTCGGCGGAGCCAGGCGACCTCTGGCACGACCTCACGGCTGTGCGCGAGAAGGTCCGCCAAAACGGTGGCTGGCGTACTCTCATCACCGAGCAGGACGACGTGACGATTAGCGGCGGTGACGGCCTCAAGAACGGCAATACCATCGACCTTGTGGGCGGTGGCACACTGTCGCTCGACGTGGAGCCTGCGGACTTCGCGGGCCACGGCCTTGAGGACGACGGTGCGGATACCCTCCGCATCGACGCCGCGGGCCTCGGCACTGGCATCGCAGGCGGGGACGGCACCGACCTGTCGCTGGACGAGTCGGTCATCAAAAACGGTGGTGCAAAGGAAATCGACGTGCAGGAGTTCTCTGGTGGTGACGGAACCAACGGCCAGGTTCTACAGACCGATGGCTCCAATGCGTCGTGGATTGATATTCCAGTCGGGGTGGACGTGTCTCACGATGGCGCTCTCGTCGTTGACTCGGCTGGCGACGTGAACTTCACGAACGGCCTTACAGCGACCGACGACGGTGATGGCACGGCAAGTGTCAACTCAGACGAAGCAAACAGAGCATTTGGATACGCCCAACTCCTATAAAATATGGTTCAGGTAGATAGAACAGAAACAGTCGTACAGGAATCCATCCTTGTGGGGAACAGCGTCACCGTTCCCGCTGGAGAGGTGTGGAAAGTATCCGTTGGGGCGGCGCATAGTCCGTCCGACCCCACTAATAACAACCACACAATCGAAGCACTCGTCAATAGTACCCCGTTCGCTCACATAGAACACGAAAGTAGGGGGTCTGTGAGTATATCTACATTCCCAGTGGAAACTGTTTTCACTGGTGGTGACGTAATCGAAGCCCAAGGACGTGGAACTAACTCCGACTCTGGTATAGTCGTCACTGGATACGAAGTTAGTTCAGTTGTTGAAAACACTCCAGTAAGCGAACAAGTTGCATCCGATACAGCAACCATCTCCGTACCCGCTGGAGAAACGTGGGAAGTAAACGCATCAATCGGAGCAGATTTCAGCAATAAAGATAACTCCAATAACGCTGGAAGTCTTACACTCGACGGTGTTGGTGTTGTTGGCTGGATGTTCGACTCAGGCATTGGAACGCACGAAAATGCAAATGCCAGCGTCGTCGCTTCTGGTGGAAGCACATTTGCCCTATCGTTTAGTGGTATTTCTGCAGGGGTTCACATCGGAGGATTCGTCGTTGGATGACCCTCTCTCGTAAACTCGACCCGCTCCTCGAACCCGCCATCTCCGCTGTGCGCCGCCTAGAGCGGTTTCTCGGACCAGATGATGATTGGGTCGAGGACGACCGAAGAATCCTCTACGAGGCCGCACAGCGCCACCTCGGACACCTGCACACGTTCACGCGAGAGAAGGGGCGAGCGGAGTACGTGACGACCGTGAAGGCCGACCCCGACACGGTAGAGGGGGCGCTGATGCCGCCCTACCAGCGCAACCTCGTCTCTACACGCAAGTACCGCACGTACCGCGGCGGTGGAAAGCAGTACGCCTGTGGCTCGTTCGTCATCGACGGTATCGCTGGCGACTTTGAGGCTTCGTCCGACGAAGCCTCTCTGAACGACTCGTCGCGTAGCGCGAGTCGAGAACACGGCTACGTCGAACAGCACCACGTCTACCTGTTCGAGACTGAGGACGGCTACACGGACGTTCACGCGCACCGCGAAACGAGTGCGACCGAAGGTGACGAACACCTCACGGAAACACATCAAGAGCAAGGCGACCCACACGTTCTGTTCGACGTGTTCGACCGAGTGGGCCTCGCCTACCACGACCGTGGGTATTAAGTAACTGGAGATACAATAATATGGTAGGGATGGAGAACGGCCACTGCCAGCACCGTGGTGGTGAAATAGGTAGCTCTGAGAAAGGACTACTGTTCAAGAGACTGTGCAAATAAGTCTCGGTCGACGCGGTCCGCCGCCTTTTTCAAGGCGGACCATAACGCGACGACTACTTTTCGCAGGTGGCGGTCTGCACACTCGTATCGACACCCTCACAGCCGAGCACGGCTTGCTCGGCAGTGAACTCGTCGGGCGACGAGTCCGACAGCCTTAAGTGCGTGCAGTGCCTACTATATCACACGCAATGGATACTATCGACAGGGATGTGTACGAGGGCGTCGGCCCCGACGGCATCGACGTGCGCCTCTACGAAGACACGAATCGTCAAGTGCCGAAACTCCCGTCCGTCACCACGATTCTGAAGACACGAGACGATGATAAGGGCGGCCTGCACGACTGGCAGGACCGAAACGACGGCGAGGGCAACAACGCCCACCACGAGCACTTGTTCTGGTACAGCCGACACGTCGGCACACTTGGCCACTGGCACGCCCTCAACGAACTCGGAGACGTACCGTGGACCGAGGACGAGGCGCAGTCCGCGTGGGCGCTCGGCAACGTCGGCACGCTGACGGACGCCGACGAGCACTACGAGGCCGAGGACCCGCGGACGGGCCGCGTGTTCTCCGAACGCGGTGAGAACCACGTGGAGGTCCTCGATGACAGTGCGCGGGAGGTACTCTACTCCGTTCTCCGCGGTGACAAGAACAAGGAGGGCGGCATCGTCTCGACGTGGGGCGAGTTCTACGACCGCTACGCGCCCTACAAGAACAGTTCCTACTACGAGGCGGCGCTGGTCGAGCGCGCCGAGAAGGACATCGAGTTCTTCAAGGACGGCATCATGCGCCTCTGGGACAAACTCGGTATCAGCCCGCTGAACACCATCAGCGTCGAGCAATTCCTGTTCAACGAGGAGTACGGCTACGCGGGCCAGGTGGACCTCGTGTACGAGGACGCCGACGGCTACACAGTCGTGGCGGACCTCAAGAGCAGTTCGGGCTGTTACGACAAGCACCAGATACAGGGCGCGGCCTACGCCAAGAGCGTCGAGGTCGCGGGCATCGTGGACAAGGTGGACCGCCTCGAAGTCCATCGCGCTCACCCGCGCACGGGCCAGATGGCCGCCCACACCCACCGTGACGCGCCTGGCAAGGGTCCTGTCCACACGACGCAGTGGTGGAACGACGGCATCGAGGACATGTGGGGCGAGTTCGAGGTCCTCATCCAGAACTTCGACGGCTACGACTGGGAGGACCTCGACTGATGCCTGTCCGCGTCAACGAAGAAAATCAGCACGAGTGCCCGCTGTGTGGGGCTGACGCGCCCTACGTGCTCTACGACGGCGACAAGATGTGTGAGGAGTGCGGGCACGTGCCGAGCGCGGGCGGT